TCGAGCATCGTTCTCGGCACGTTCATGTCCGCGAGCGCGATCACGCCGACGCTGCCGTCCAGCTACACGCAGATCATCAATCGCCAAGTCGTCGCCAGCTCGACGCTCAACACTTCGTACAAGCAGACCACGACTGCGGGCGCGGCGTGGACCTCGACCGGGCTGGATTCATGCGCGTGCCTGTTGGAGGTCAAGGAAGCCTCCTCGGGAGTGACCGGCACCGGCGCCGGGATCATAGCGCCATTGACCGGAGACGGCGTCGGGCTGGAGGCGTTCATCGGCTCCGGCGCTGGAGTGATAGCTCCGCTGGCTGGTGCGGGCGTTGGCAGCGAGGTCTTCGCCGGGTCTGGCGCTGGAGTAATAGCGCCACTCGCCGGCTCTGGTGTTGGCAGCGAGTCGATTACTGGAACCGGGGCCGGAGTGATCGCGCCCCTGGTAGGGGCCGGCGTCGGTGGCGGGGCTATCACTGGCATTGGCTCCGGGGTTCTCGCCGCCTTGACCGGCTCTGGGGCAGGTGTGCTGGCGATCACCGGCAGTGGGTCGGGTCTGTTGGCGCAGCTGGTGGGTGAGGGCGTTGGCGTGCATGACGATGGGGGAGTTGGCCCTCTGCCGGACGCATTCCGATCCCACCCGATGATCGTCACCATGGGGCAGTTGATGGGTCGATGAGCAGGGTCCTGGCAGATGTCATCGCTCTCCACGACCGGATCGTGGAGCATGGCGGCAAGGCGGAGATCCGTGCGGCGGCGCTGATCGATTTGTTCTTTCTGATGCGGGTGGTGTGCGGACGGCGGGATCTGGAGCAGCAGTGGCTATTGGACAGGTGCGATGAGGTGTTGGCTTCGCCAGACGGGCACCTCGACCTGTGGGCGCGCGACCATTACAAGTCGTCGCTCATTACTTTTGGCAAGACGCTTCAGGATATCCTGGCCGACCCAGAACTTACTGTTGGCATCTTCAGCCACACACGTCCTGCTGCTAAGGCGTTTCTCAAGCAGATCAAGCGTGAACTGGAGGGCAATCCCTATCTACGGTGGCTATTTGATGATGTGGTCTGGGCGGACCCGTTCAAGCAGGCTCCTGGATGGTCGGAGGATGCGGGGCTTATCCTGAAGCGCAAGTCCAACCCGAAGGAGGCCACGCTCGAGGCGTGGGGTCTGGTGGATGGGCAGCCGACGGGCAAGCACTTCATGCTGCGGGTCTATGACGATGTGGTGACGTTCGATTCGTCCCGGTCGGAGGAGATGCGGATCAGCACTCTGGCGGCCTGGGAGCTGAGCCTGAACCTGGCCACGGCGGACGGGCGCGAGCGCTACATCGGCACGCGCTATCACTTTGCCGACGTCTATCAGACGATGATCGACCGCGGGGCGGCGCACCCACGGATCTGGCCGGCGGTCGACGATGCGGGCAAGCCGTACCTGCTCTCGCCGCAGCTGCTCGCGAACAAGCGCAAGCGGATGGGGCCGGTGACGTTCGCGGCGCAGATGCTGCTGAACCCGCTGGCGGGCGGCCAGGTGCATTTCCGCCGCGAGTGGCTGAGGTTCTACAAGGAGCCTAGGAGCATCAAGGGCAATGTCTACATCCTCGTCGACCCGGCAAACAGCAAGAAGAAATACTCAGACTATACCGTTGCCATGGTTGTATGTCTCTGTGCCGACCGGAATTACTATGTCCTTGACATGGTACGGGATCGCCTTTCGCTCGGCGAACGCTGGCGCATGCTTGCCGGACTGCATCGTCTTTGGCAACCCAGACGGGTCTATTATGAGCAATACGGCAAGGAAGCCGACATCGAGCACTTCAAGCACATGATGCAGTCGGAGAACTATCGCTTCGAGTTGTACGAGATGGGCGGGGTGCGGCAGAGCAAGAACGACCGCATCGAGGGTCTGATACCGGAGTTCGAGCAGTCGAAAATCTACCTACCGGACAGCCTGACCCGGATGGTCGAGGCGAGCGGGCAGCCGGAGGATCTGGTGAAGTGGTTCGTGGACGGCGAGTTCGCGTGCTGGCCCTACTCGGCGCACGACGACATGCTCGACTGTCTGGCGCGGGTGACGGACGTGAAGGTGGAGCTGGCGTGGCCGAAGGAGGGTGCCGTCGGTTGGTTCGGGTCGCGGGCGCCGGCGGTGCAGTATGCGGTGGGCACTGGCGAGGTGAGGATGTGAGATGGCACTGACTGCAGCACAGCTGAAGATTCTGGACGAGCGGGCGGCCATTAACAACCGGGCCAATGCCGAGGGTGGTGGCGGGTTTGGGGCCGGGCTGGCGGGGGCGATCAACCGTTTCCGCCTGGAGAAGAATACGACGAAGCTGACCGGCCCGGTCAAGAAGCCGATGGCTCCAAAGCCAAAGCCCGCGCCGGCCAAGCCCGCACCGGCTGCGGCACCTGCTCCATCTCCCGCGGCTGCGGCGATCGTACCGCAGATCCCCGCCCCGGTGCTCGAGGCGGCTCCTGTGGCCCCGGCCCCGTTCACGCAGCCCGAGCCTGTGGCCGCGGTCACGCAGCCGATCGCAGATCCCGCCGCCCCTCCGGTGCCGACGTTGGACGATGCGGCGGCACGGGTGGAGGCGGCCACGCCGATCGACCCTGCAAGCCTGATGGCGGAGAAGCTGCCCTATGATCCGAGGAAGAAGAAGTACGGGATCGCGGCAACGACCTTAACGGGCGAGGGCGGGGTGAAGAACCTAGGCGGCGTCGCGACGCGGTCGCTACTCGGATGATGTACGATGACATCGCCCGGGATCTCCTGCGCCGGTTCTCGATCCTGGAGAACCACCGGAACTCCTGGGATCAGAAGTGGCAGGACATCGCGGAGCGCGTCCTGCCGCAGCACGCGATATTTCAGAACAATCACCACACCGTTCCGCCGGATCAGCGGGTCGAGCGGATCTTCGACGCCACAGGTGCGCTCGGGGTGCAGAGGTTCGCCGCGGTGCTGGAGAGCCTGCTGACGCCCAAGCAGACCAAGTGGCATTTGCTGCAGCCGGCCGAGACCTCGCTCAAGCGCAACTACCGGGTGACGCGCTATCTGGAGGACGTGCGCGACCTGCTGTTCCGCGTCCGCTACGCCAGCAAGTCTGGGTTCGCCGGCAACATCTCGGAGGTCTATACGAGCCTGGGGGCTTTCGGCACCGGGCCTATGCTGATCGAGGAGGAGCTTGGCCGCGGCATCCGCTACCGCCACATCCATCTCGCCGAGGTCTGGTTGGCCACCGACCACATAGGCATGGTCGACACGGTGTTCAGGAAGTTCCGCTACTCGGCCCGGCAGGCTCGGCAGCGCTACAAGAATGCCATGCCGGTCACCATCGGCCGGCAGGTCGAGGAGGCGATGAAGAAGGACCCGGAGAAGGAGTTCACCTTCCTCCACATCGTCATGCCGGCGCAGGAGTGGACGCCCGGGGCGATGGGTATCGCCGGGTTCGCCAAGGCCAGCTATCACATCTGCTACGACACGAAGGAGTTGGTGGGTCGCGGCGGATACCGCACCATGCCGTATGCGGTGCCGCGCTACATGAGCAGCAACACCGCCTATGGCTGGGCGCCGGCGCTGATGGTGCTGCCGGACATCAAGACGGCCAACGAGCAGAGGCGCACGCTGCTGCGGCAGGGCCAGATGGCGGTGGACCCGCCGATCCTGCTGCACGGCGAGAGCGGGGTGCTGCAGCCGTTCGCCACCCGCCCTGGCGCCACCAACTATGGCTGGGTGTCGGCCGAGGGCAAGCAACTCGCCGTACCCTTCCAGACGGGCGCCAACCTGGCCGAGGGTCGCGAGGAGTATGCGACCTCCCGCCAGAACATCCAGGCGGCCTTCCTGACCGACCTGTTCCAGATCCTCATCCAGAAGCCGAACATGACGGCCACGGAGGTGCTGCAGTGGAGCCAGGAGAAGGGCGACCTACTGGCGCCCACGATGGGCAAGCAGCAGTCCGAGCTGTTGGGGCCGCTGATCGAGCGCGAGCTCGACATCCTGGCAGCCGCCAACATGCTCCCGCCGATGCCGCAGGAGTTGCAGGAGGCCGGCGGCCAGATCCGCGTGGAGTACGAAGGCCCGCTGTCTCGTTTTCAGCGCTCATCTGAGGCGGCCGGCTTCGCCCGCACGATCGAGACCACCGCCGGCATGATCCAACTCGATCCGTCGGTGATGGACGTGTTCGACAAGGACGAGGTCATGCGGTCGACTGCCGAGATCAACAACGTGCCGACGAGCTGGCTGCTCGATCCGGCCCAGGTGGCGCAGACCCGGCAGGCCCGTGCGCAGCAGCAGCAGGCGCAGATGGACGCCGAGCAGGCTCCCGGTCAGGCAGCGGCGGTGAAGTCCGTTGCGCAGGCCAAGAAGCTCGAGCAGGGGATGCCCGCTTGAACATGCCGTGGCATCT